GAAACTTCGTCTTGGCGGCTACCAGTTCCATATGAGTACCCAAATTGCAGGTCTCATAGCCGCAGTCGACAGCCTCAACAGCGGCGTGCCGTATGAGTCGCCGTCGAACAAAGCGTTCAAAGCAAACGGCATGGCGCTGGAAGGCGGCTCGGAGGTAAACCTGTCGCAAGCGCAGGCAAACGTGCTAAACGCCAGCGGCATAAAAACGGGGCTAAACTTCATGGGCGGCTGGGTAGCGTGGGGCAACTACACCGCTTGCTACCCTTCGAACACTGACGTTAAGGATATCTTTGTACCAGTTAGCCGCATGTTCGACTGGGTCGGGAACACTGTTGTGCGCACGTTCTGGGCAAGGCTCGACAAGCCAATGACACGCAGGCTAATAGGCAACATAGAGGACACCTGCAATATCTGGTTAAACGGACTTGTCGGCGCCGGGTACCTGTTGGGCGCGCGCGTCGAGGTCCGCGGTAGCGACAATCCGTTAACCAACCTCTTGGCGGGTATCATAAGCGTGCGCATATTCATTGCGCCACCAGTGCCCGCGCAGGAAATAGAATTTACACTGGAGTTCGACGTAAAATACCTAGAGTCGGCTCTTGCCTAAGAAAGGGGGGTCAATCGATGTTTGAAGTTGGGACTATAGATTTTGCGGTTTACGAGGGTGACGACGAATTTGTCGGGATGGCGTCGGTGACGCTGCCAGACAAAATACAAAAGACAATGACCGTTAACGGCGCGGGTATCGGTGGTGACGTAGAGGTGCCAGTCAAGAGCCAATACGAGGCGATGTCGCTCACGGTTGCATTCAAAAACTATTCGCCAAGGGTCGCGCGCCTTCGCCAACACGGTCGGCATAACATCGAACTCCGGGTCGCGCAGCAGGACGAGGATCCCGTCGCCGGTCAGCTTGTGACGGCCGCAGTAAAGCATGTTTTCAGCTTGGTACCGAAAAGCGCTACAGGCGGCAACATTGCACCAGCCACTGCCGGTGATATGACTATCACATTTAGCGTCAGGTCGTGGCGTACGTCTTACGACGGCGTATTAGTCGATGAGATCGATCAGTTCAACCGCGTAGACATCGTCAATGGCATAGACTTCAACGCCGACGTGCGCAGGGCGCTCGGCAAATAACTAGGCCGCACGGTTTGGGTCTGGAAAGTGAGGAATATACAATGGCAGGAACGGAAAAGGGCGGCACAGAAGCGGTTATTGGCGAGATCGTAGCAATTGACAGGCCAGCTTTCGAATATACGCATATATTTAGCGAGCCATTCACGTTCATGGGCAAAACCCACAATGAGCTGCATTTCGACTGGGGGACGCTGAAAGGGCGAGACAGTCTGGCGATAGAGTCGGAGCTGCAAGCGCTCGGCGTGACTGTGGTTATGCCTGCGTTTTCGGGGCATTACCTATGCCGGATGGCTGCAAGGGCGTGTCGCGAAAAGATAGGCTCTGACGCCTTTCCACTAATGGCGTTGCACGACTTCATAAGGATAACAGGCGCGGCTAAAAGTTTTTTGTTACTGCGGGGCTAAAATGCGCAGACGGCGGCCACTGGCTTCGGCGACAGTGCATGGTGCTGGCACAGGCAAACAACACACCCGTGCCTTTCTGGTTGGACTTGCCGCTAGCGGAGCTGCGCGCATGGATCCTGGACAGCAACGATATCCAAAAATCTTTGATGGCGCGTATCAGCGGCTAAGGCGGGCACGTCTATAATAATTAGGGGGGGCGCGTGGCATGTCTAACAGGCAAGAATACGAAATGATGTTCTCACTTGCCGCGCAGCTGCAAGGCGGCTTTTCCGGCACATTTTCCAGGGCTCAGCAGGAGATTGCAGGCATGCAAAAAGAGATTGCCGCCTTGGCCAAGGCGCAATCTGACGTGTCGGCCTACCAAAAGCAGCAGGTGGCGGTAGACTTGACACAGAAGAAGCTTGAGATGCTCCGGAAGCAATACGAGAACATGCAGGAAGAGATGAAAGGCGCGAGCGAAAGTTCATCAGAGCTTAAAAACAAAATGCTTGGTAAGCAGCTCCAGATAGACACGACGAGCGCGGCTCTTGAAGGCCACGAGAAGAAGCTAAAAAACATGGGCGAAGCGCTCCGTGCCGCCGGGGTCGATACCGGAAATCTTGGCGAGGCAAGCGCTAATCTCGCGGCTCGTATGGAAGAACTAAATCAGGCTCAGGAAGCGGCTGAGGCAAGCGCAGGACAGTTCGGTGAATCAGCGTCCGAGGCGTTTAGCGCGCTGAGTCAGGCAATTGCGGCAGCGGGTATCGGGCTGGCGCTTAAGCAGGTTGGATCGTTTTCCGCTAGCGCCGCGAGAGCTGCAATGGATTTCGAGGCCGCGATGGTCGGCGTAGAGAAGACTACCGACATGACCGGCCCGGAACTTGCCGCTATGGCCAGCGAGATAAAGGCGCTGTCAGCTGTGGTTCCGGCAGCCGCCACAGACATTGCGGCAATTGCGGAAAACGCCGGACAGCTAGGAATAGAAAAAGAAAACATTGTCGCGTTCACGCGCGTTATGGCCGACCTTGGCGTTTCTACGAACCTGACTGGCGAACAGGCAGCACAGACGTTTGCTAAATTCGCGAACATAACACAGATGCCGCAGGAGAAATTTTCAAACCTAGGCTCAACAATCGTCGCGCTGGGTAACAACCTTGCAACGACCGAAAGCGACATAGCCTCAATGGCGCTCAACCTTGCCTCGGCCGGCAGGCAGGCGGGCATGAGCGAGGCTGACATACTGGGGTTTGCAGCCGCGCTTTCTTCGGTCGGCATGGAAGCCGAGGCGGGGGGCACGGCGTTTAGCCGCACGATGAACGCCATACTCGTGGCAGTGGAGACCGGTAGCGACAGACTGGAAGACTTCGCCAACGTCGCGGGCATGTCCGCAGAGTCGTTCGCGCAGGCATGGCGCAACGACGCCGCTGGCGCGCTAACGGCATTCACGTCCGGACTTGCCGACACAAAACGGCATGGCAAGAGCACGGTAGTGCTCCTTGAGGAGCTGGGGTTTACCAACGTGCGGCTTTCGGACTCGCTGCGAAGAGCTGCCGGTGCTGGTGAACTGTTTAGCAGCTCCATTGCACTAGCCAATGAGTCATGGGCCGAAAATACGGCCCTTGCCGACGAGGCCGCGCTGTTTTACGGCACTGCCAACAGCCAGATGGCGCTTATGAAAAATGCGTTCGAATCGCTTAAAATAGCCATAGGCGACAACTTCACGCCGGTACTAAAAGGCGCGTACTCGGTTGGCGCGAGCGTGCTGGGCGCGCTTGCGAATTTCGCGCAGAAAGCGCCGGCACTGGTACGCGCCGTGTCCGGATTCGCAGCCGTGTTCTACACAGCGACCGCCGCGCTCACAGCTTACACAGTTGCCGTCAAGCTACTTGCAGTGGCCAAGAAAGCGCTAGGCGAGGCAACGCTAGCCGCGCTCGGCCCAATCGCGAAAATCACGGCGATTGTCGGCCTGGTGGTAGCGGGCATAGCGGCGCTTTCTGCCGTCGCCAAGCCCGCTAGCGCCGATATCGCAGCACTTTCGGCCTCTGCGCGCGTGCAATACTACCGCTTGCGCGACTTGGAAGCCGAATATGCACAGGTAAGCGCCGCCATGGGCGAAACCTCCGTGCAGGCTCAAATACTCAAAGCGCAGATGGACGAGGCCGCGCAGGCTTACAGTGAAGCCCGGGAGGCCTCGGAGCAGGGCGCTTTAAGCGCTAGGGAGCTGGCGGCGGCGATAAGGGATTCCAACGATGCTTTAAGCGAGGCGCGGCATGCACGACAGGTAGCCTTTAGTGGCATAGCCTCGGAAGCGGCCGATATCCAGGTGCTTGCCGAACGGTTGGATGTGCTTTCCGGCATGGAAAGCCAGTCAGCCTCAGCAAAGCAGGAAATGCTTGCAATCGTGAGCATGCTCAACAAGAAGCTTCCAGAACTTGGACTCGAATACGACTCGTACAGCGGCAAGTTGAACAAAACATACGAGGCCGTGATCGAACTCAGCGATGCAGAGTCCAATAGGGCGGAAAGCGAGGTAAACAATGAGGCTCTAGAGGCTGCCATCGCCAGAAGGTCCGGGCTTGCAGATCAAGAGGCAGCCGCGCTACTTGAGCTATTCGCCGCGAGGAAACTTGAGGCGCGAGCACGGGAAGAGGCCGCCCGCGCCGACAAAAATGCCCAGTACTCAAATGATGGCAAAGGCTATGCTTACATGTACGGCGGGCTGAGCAAAGAGGGTTGGGCAGCTGCCATGGCCGGTGCTGAGACTATGCAGCTCGAAAAAGCGCATATGGAAGCGGCTGCCGCAGCCGCAGAAAACAGCAGGCAGATAGACGAACTCTCAGGTGCGCTTGCAGACTACAAGCAGGCAGAGCTGGATTCAGTGCTAGCACAGGAGAAGGCTATGCGTGGCATGGCAGAGATGGAAGTGAGCATCTCTGGCGTCCAGGAAAAGATGACAGCGCTTGCAAAAAGCTACGCCGACGCTTACGAGGCGGCGCTAAAGAGCGTCGCCGGTCAGTTCAAATTGTGGGACGAGGCCGAGATTGCACCCGTGAAGGATGCAGAAAAGGTAAATGAAGCGATAGAAGGTCAGGCTGAGTATTGGCGTGAGTACAATGAGAACATCGCAACCCTGTCCGGCAAGTTCGCTGATATAGATGGCCTGCGCGAGATGTTGGCAAGCTTCGCAGATGGGAGCAAGGATAGCGCAGCCGCGATAGCTGGCATGGCAGCCGCATCTGACGAGGATCTAGCGGAGATGGCCGCAAACTGGGAGGCGCTGAAAAAAGAACAGCAGCTTGCCGCCGAAGGCCTTGCCGAGATTCAGACTGAGTTTTCAACTTCTATGGAAGCGATAAAGCAAGAGCTTGGCACGACGGTTGAGGCTATGAACCTAGGCAGCGAGGCGAAAAAGGCCGGCACTGAGACTATCAAGGGCTTTCTCAAAGGCGCGGAAGGTATGCTGCCATCGGTGCAGAGTGCGTTTGCCAAAGTGGGTGCCGCAGGTCTCTTGGGTCTGCGCGGCGGCTATAGCAGCACGTTCACTGTCGCAAAGCCTGACGGCTCGCACGCACAAGGCCTGCCCTACGTACCGTTCGACGGCTACCTGGCCATGTTGCACAAGGGCGAGCAGGTCCTTACAGCGGTGCAGGCTCAGGCAATGCGCGGGCAGCGCGCGGGCGATGAGCAGGCCGTCACGTTCGCGCCACAGTTTGCCGAGGCGCTTTCGGCCACTTTGGCAAAGAGCGCAGGCCGTGTCGGCGGTAACACAGAAATTACGATCTCGCCGCAATACCACATAGCGGCTGACGCGGATCCAGGACGCCTTGGCTCGGCGCTTGCCGCCAACAACGATAACCTTCGCGCGTTAGTGCGCGATGCACTTGCCGAAATAGAGTCGGACGCTATGAGGGGGGCATACAGGTGATGGACACGCATATAACGGCTCAGGGTGACATGTGGGATCTGGTGGCGCACATGAGACTTGGAAGCGCCTTGCACATGGGCAGGCTCATGGCCTGCAACCGGAAACTGCTAGGGTACTATGTGTTCCCGGCGGGCATAGAGCTGGTGCTACCGGAAATAGCGCCAGAGCCGCCGAGCGCCATGCCGCCGTGGAAGGTGGCTCGGCGATGATCGGCCAAGGGGGTGGCAGGCGCGCGTACGCACAGATAACAATAGGCGGCGCCGACATAACCGCACAGTTACAAAGGTACATTACCTCGGTAGTCTATTCTGACAACGAAGAGGATTGGGCAGACGATCTCCAAATCAACATGCATGACCGCGGCGGCCTATGGCTGTGCAGTTGGCTACAGCAGGCTATCGAAGCAGCATCGCCTGGTGGTGGCGGCCTTTTCATTACGGCCGCCTTCGTGCGCCATGGCTACCCTGGCGATGGCAACAACGGCCTAATGCTCGACTGCGGTTCGTTCGAACTTGACGCGGTGGTGGCCAAGGGCCCGCCCTCTACGGTAACGCTCAAAAGCACATCATTGCCGTTCGGCACAGGCGCGCGCCAGACTGAAAAAAACAGGGAGTGGGGGCCGTGCGCACTGTCTGACATAGCAAGCGCTATCGCGGCCGAGGCCGGCATGGGCTTTTTGTTCGAGTCAGGCTCTGACCCGCGCTACGAGCGCCAGGAGCAGGCGCGCGAGAGCGACGTCAGGTTCTTGTCTAGGCTCTGCCACGATGCAGGCCTTGCATTAAAGGCGACTGGCGAGTCTATAGTCTTGTTCGACCAGGCTGAATATGAGTCGAGACCGCCAGTGATGACATTCGTAAAAGGTGACGGCACGTACTGCAAGTGGGCGCTCGAATCCGGCGCAGCAGGGGCTAGCCACACCGCGTGCAGGGTATGCTACACGGAACCAGGCACGGGCAACCTCGTCGAGGGCTACGCATACGCCGAAGGTTACGACGAAGGCGATCCCGGCCCGCTGGTGCTTGAAGTTTCAGCTAAGGTGAAAGACGCAGCTGAGGCGGCGCTGCTTGCCGAAAAAAGACTTAGGCGCGCAAACAGGTTCGGCATGTCTGCGCACTTCGAGATGCCAGGTGAGCCGCGCCTTATGGCAGGTCTTACCGTCGCGCTAGAAGGCTGGGGACCGTGGAACGGCGCTTACATGGTCAGTCAGGCTCGGCACGAGGTCGGCGCAGCCGGGTACACGACGAATGTAAAGCTGAGGCAGGCGTTGGGGGCGCTTTGAAATGGATATTGGCGAAATAGGCGGAGCAGAGCGCGCGCTTGTACGCACGGGTGCCGTAACGGCGGTTGACGGGCAAAAGGCGCGCGTGCGTTACGACGGGTTAGGATTTGATTCGGGCTGGCTTTACGTGCTCAGGCACTTTCAGGCTCAACAGGGCGCGCGCGTGTTGGTACTGTGCCTGCCAGCAGAAACCGGGGATGGGTTCATTTTGGGAGGGCTGTAAAAGTGCAGATAGGGTGCCTTGGCGACATTATTTTTAGGGCTAATTCAGATGTTGTGGGCACTGCCCACAACATAACGTGGTCTGGATCCGTGCGCTTTAGTGAGCATCAACGCCATTTAAATAACGCCTTGACCGAGTTTGCGGGTCTGAACGCCGACAGGTTCTCTTTTGACATGACGCTGATGAGCGAACTCGGACTCGACGTTATGTCGGTGCTGGTGAAGATATGGGGCTATGAACGAAGCTGGGAACCGCTAACGCTTGTGTTCGGTGACAAAGCTTACGGCAAGCACCGCTGGACGATTGAAAGCCATAGGATAAAAATGCGCTATTTCGACTGCGTCGGCAACCTTTCCGTCGCGGAAGTTTCTATTAGCCTAGTCGAATACGTCGCTTTTTGAGGTAAGGCTATGAGGTACGTTGTTAGGTCTTTCGACCATAGCGGCCATTGGCCGGACGCGCCAGTTCGCGTTATTGCCATTTTGGGCAGGGTGGCCAATTTGATTTCCACGCGCATCGTCTCGTGCCCCCTGTGCCGAGCGTTCGGCCTGCCAATGCGGTTTGTCGACAAACCGGAAAATGTTGCAAAGCCGATTGCCGCCGTCGAGGTTGCCGAAGGGCTGCGCGAGTGGGTGCCTGAGGCGTCGCTGCACAGCATTTCGTTCGAGCGATGCCCGGGCGAGCCGACAAAGCATATCCTTGCTGTGGAGGTGGATATTTCAGATGAGCTATACTAGGAACCCCGAATATCAGTTCGTCAGCACCGACTCAGGTCCGCTACTGGCAGACCTTTTTGCCGGGTTTGAAAAAATTACCGGCCGCACAGCACCACCGGGTAGTGACGATTGGCTTTTGATACATTGGTTTGCAAGCGTACTGGTACAAGAGCGCGCCCAGACTAACTATGCCGCTAACCAGAACATCCCGTCGCGCGCTGACGAAAAGAACCTGGACGAACTCGGGCAGTTGTTCTATTTCTTTGAGCGTCCACCCGCGAAGGCGGCAACGAGCGTGCAGCGCTTCCATGTGGAGGCACCGCAGGGCGCTCAGGCGCTAATTCCTATCGGCACGAGGGTCGCAGACGCCAGCGGCTCGCTACAGTGGGCAACGCAAGCCGACGCGTTCGTGCCAATAGGCGCATCATTTGCCGATATAGCCATTGAATGTCTTACGGCGGGCACTGCTGGTAACGGGTTTGCACCTGGGCAGATAAACACGCTTTCAGGCTCGGGTGCCCCGCATTTTATTCGCGCTACGGAGAACCTGAAAGAAACCGGCGGAGGCGACGACGTGCCCGACGACGATAAATATTTTAGCCTCATGCGCGAGAGCGTGGGTGCCTTTAGCACCGCCGGGTCGAGAAACGCGTATATCTTCCACGCAAAAAAAGTCTCGTCACTGATTGCCGACGTCGGCCTGTCAAGGCCAGAGCCGGGGCATGTGGCCATTTTTGCCTTGATGAACGACGGATCCGGTGCCGGCGATGAGATAAAGGCCAAGATCCTGGAAGCGTGCAATGCAGACCAAGTCAGGCCGATGACCGACTATGTGACGGTTGGCGATCCCGAAACTGTGCAATATGAAATCGATTTTACATACTACATGCCGTCAGTCTCCACGTTTAGCTCGTCCGAGGCCACAGACGTCGTTGCCAGGGCTGTCGAAAGCTATGTAAAATGGCAGTCCGGCGCGCTCGGGCGAGACATAAACCCAGATGAGCTGAGAAAGCTTGTGATGAACACGGGCGCCGTTAAGCGCATTGACCTGAACTTCCCGACGTTTTTCGTCTTGCGCGGGGGCGGGCCGGCATCTGATACTGCGGCGTTGAAGTTACCACCACAGGTGGCCGTGCTAAGTCGTACCAACGTTATCAATGGGGGGTTCGAGGATGAGTGACGAACACGGCATAACTCAAGAAAACCTGCTAAGTGCCCTGCCCGCTGTGCTAAAGGAGGACGCGAATATGTTCGCGCACGCGTCAGGTGCAGCAGAAGTGTTATGCGCGCGTGCAGCCGAGGTTGGTGTCGCCGAAATATATACCAGGCTCGGCTGCCTGCAAGAGGGTCTGCTGGACATACTTGCCCACGACTTCCACATCGACTGGTGGGATCCCGATCACAGCCTCGCTCAGAAGCGCGAGGCGTTCAAAGAATCCTGGCGCATGCATAGGATGCTTGGCACGAAGGTCGCTGCAGAACTCGGGATCGCGTTAGATTACAGAGGTGCAAAAGTTGTTGAGTGGCCTGAGTTCGGCGGGCAGCCGCACACTTACAGGCTCGTGCTTGACGCAGCCTATGAAGGCATCGACCCGAAAAAGCACAAAAGGGTGCTCGACCGCATGGAAATTTACAAAAGGTTCAGCTCAGAGATGGAAGCCGTCGAGTACGTGGCGCACCCGCAGGGCATCTGCACTGCGCGTCCGGCAGCCGCGTCAGTTGGCGCGGCAATAGAATTTACAGTGGGGGTTTTTGTTTATGGCGTGGGATGATGCAGTTGTAACGTTTATTGGTAACAGCATGCTTGAGCAGTCTCTTTCTGGGACGCCGGTGTACATTGACTTTGCACAAGGCGGCTCCGGTACCGTGCCGCCAGCAGCGCTTATGGCTCAAACTTCGCTTGTGGACTTGCGCCAGAAAATTCCGCTGGCAAGCTCCGAGGATACCGACGAAGGCCGGAAAATAGGGTGCCTTATCACAAACGAAAAGCTCGACCAGGGCTATCAGTTGCAGCAGCTGGGCATTTGGGCGCGCTCAGGCGACGGCGAGCCTGCACTATTCGCCATTGTCCAGGACGCGCAGGGGTTCCCGATACCTTCAAGGCACGATTTGCCGGAGTTTACGTTTACCTTCTATGCGCTGGTGAAATTCATACCTGGCGACGGCTTCGTTGTGTCAGTCGACCCGTCTACCCTCGTAACGTTCGCCGCGCTGTCGGCGGCGATGGGGGCGCACGACTCGGCCGAAGGCGCGCACTCCGCGCTTTTCGACGCCGTGTCCGGCGCCTTGACTGCTCACGCGTCCAGCGCTGGCGCGCACTCATCGCTTTTCGACGCCGTGTCCGCTGCCTTGGCTGCACACGCGTCCGGCGCTGGCGCGCACTCAGCGCTTTTCGCTGCCAGAGAGCCAACCATAAGGGCAGGGGCACAGACCGATTATTATCGCGGCGACAAGACATGGCAGCGCCTTAACGCTACAGCCGTCGGCATCGACCCATCAAGGCTGATTGAACGGCCACTGGCGGAAGGGGCTAACGTACACACCTGGATACCGTTTGGACCCAATGGCGCAGGTTTGTTTTCATGCAACAGCAGGGGCAACCCCAACGCGCCAGACCAAAACCACTGGCGCTACATTGGTCTTGGGCACGCGAACACAGCCGGGTACATCACCTTACTTGCCATGCCGTTCGTTGAAAGCTCTAACCGATTGCTTGTCAAGACCTGCAATGCCGGTGTATGGTCGGGCTGGATAGAGATGCTTAACACCGGCAAGATAGTGACCGTCGCTCAGGGTGGCACCGGTGTTACACGCTTGGAGGGTGCTCCCAACGTTGGCCTTGCAGGAACTCTGTTCCCAAAACACATCACTTTCGGCGACGTGCTGGCAGACGGGGGGATAAGCTTCGCGCTCACAGGTGCCAACTGGTTGAATAACGGGTACTTGCCTGTTAAGGGGATTATCGACGCGTTGAGGTGGGAATATGGCATGTCCTACGCCTACCGCTGCACGGGTACGGATGACGATTTAGCCATACAAAATATTGTGAACGCTTTTCTCAACTATGGTACCGCCATGACGATGAAGCTTACCATAACGGGCACGATGGGCTTACAGGCGAATCCGGCAAATGGCCGACAAATAGATCTCTTCTCAGGCAACCATAGGGGTGCCGTTTGCCACCTTGATTTTTCAGGATGTGAAATTCCGAAGATAACAACGCTTTACAGAGATTTCTTGGTGCTTAGAAGTGGCGTGACGGTGAATGTTGTGGGGCTTTCGGTCGAAACGTCGCAAAGAGGCATTGTTATCTTAGAGAACAGTGGGGGCAACAGCTTTAGTAAGTGCGTCATTAAGTCGTTAAATCCAGGGATACATTATGGCGAAGGTGTTGTTTTACATGGTATTGGGTACAACCGGTTCGACAGCTGTACAATCAGCGCCGATGGTGGGGCTTCAACATTTGTCTGCGGTATGAACAGTCAATCCCGGGAAAACGTGTTTGTAAATTGCACGATTAGGGGGATTGGCACTAACAGTGGACCGGCTGTTTCGGGTGCCGGTATTTTTTTTCATGGTGGAGTAACCGGCACTTGCTTTATTGGCTGCAAGATCGTGTCAATTAACTTTAACGGCGCAATGTCAGGTGGGCTATTTATCGACGGTGGTGCAATGGGGCACATAGCCATTGACAACTGTTACATTTGGGCAGCGAACATGGGCTTATACGTATCGAGCGCCAACACAAATGCGGAGATCAAGCTAACTAACTGCAAAGTCATCTCCGGTACGCGGGACGCATACCAAACCACCCCCGTCAACACTGTGCGCTGGCACGTATCCGGAAACAGTTTTAGCAAGCCAAACATTTTAATTGACGGGGCAGAGCTTACCCATAGAATCAGCGCGTCAACATACGTGCCAGAGCATGCCAATTGGTTTTTACGAACATCTGAATAGGGGGTAAATCATATGGAAACCGATGTTATCGGCGAGCAGCCGGAACACTATGACGTAATTCTAGAATTGAACTCTCAGGGCAGGATAGCAAACTATCACACGGGCTTCCACGACGGTGAAGACGAATCAATGCTGGCGCGTGTACCATCCGACGAATGGGAGCGCTTCAACAAACTAGCAGGGCGACAACACGAGGTTGAAGATGGCATAGTCTCTTACAATCCAGATTTGGAGCCTGCGGAGCCTGACGTACAGGGGGCACCAGATCGGGACGCGTTTGTTGACGGCCTTGCAGAAGGTTTTGGTTGCGATGCCGGGAAAGATCTTGGGTTGGAAATTGCAAAAAAAATAATTCGAGCCATAAAAGTCGGTTCCTTGGCGTTCGTCGACCTTGCTCAGAATACGCAGGACTTCCAAGATGGTAAGATCCTCGAAAACGCTGATAGATTCGCCACATGGCCGGAAGAGACTGGGCTTGAGTGCCTGCGCGGCGTCATTGTGTGGGACAATGGCAGGCTTTACCAGGCGCTGGATGACATTGACGCAGCGGAAAAAATGGCAAAACCGTCTGAATGCCCAGAATTATGGCGCGAAATCGGTGATCCAAATCAGCAGTGGCCTTTATGGGCGCAATGGTTAGGCGCGCAAGACCTCTACCAAACAGGTGACAAGGTGAGGTCAAAAGATTTTGGTGAGTCAGATGACCCGGACATTTACAAGTGGGTGTCAGAATGCTCAGACAACGAATGGAGGCCGGGTGAATTCGGTTGGGAAAAAATCGGGAAATGGGAACCTGAGTAGTGGGCGCACATCTGGATTGGGGGATTAAATGGGGCTTGTCGAGATTTTGGCGATACTGTCGCCCTTGCTGGCGTGCCTGTTTTCCGCTCTCGCGTGGCGCCGCGCTTCTAAGAAAGACGATAGCGAGACCGCTCGCGAGATGGCCTTGCTCACTAGCGAGGTCAGGCACAATAAGGAAGACATAGCCACAGCAAACGCAAACCTAGGGCACAACGCGGAAAAGATCCTGGAAAAGCTTGAGCGCGCAACTGAGAAACTGGAACAAAAAATTGAACGGAATTCGGAAAAGCTGGAAAGTAAAATACAGGTGGAACATTGCCGAATCGATTGTATCGAAAGGAAGGGCGATAAGAATGAAAATTGACTGGAAACAGAAACTGTGCAGCAGGAAGTTTTGGGCTGCCATCGCCGGGTTTGTCACCGCCTTGCTCGTAGCTTTCAACGTGGACGAGCTGACTATTGAGCAGGTCGTGGCGCTAATTACGGCGGTGTCATCGCTCATCGCGTTCATTATTGGCGAGGGGCTTACAGACGCCGCTAGGGCTAGGCACGAAGGGAAAGGGGGTGGCGGGCTTGAAAAATGAGCATGAAGCAAGGTCGCTTTATGTTTCTAAGGCGCTTTCGTACCTGGGTGCCGTACAGGGTGACAAAAGGCACAAGGAAATAATAGACACATACAACACCCTCTCGCCGCTCCCGCGTGGGTATAAAATGCTCTACTCTGACGCATGGTG